ATGGCGCTCAACACGTTTCTCACGCATCATATAATCGAGAACACCTTCAGCAATAATTGTTTGCTTTTGGGAAGTGGAATCACTATTTACTGATTGTGGTTGCCACGCAGGTCTGTCTGTAATAGATAAAGTTTGAATGTGATCTAATAGATTGCGGAACTGATTGACTTTAATAGTTCTATACTCGTTGGACTCACCAGCCATAATAGTTTGGCCAGCAATGTAACGATTAGGATTATAGACATAATAGAGTTTTCTCCAATTCTCAAACCAATTGCTGGTTTTGCAGAATCTCCAATAATCGTCGCATTTATCTAATACTTCATCCGCACAGGTGCGGCTATCTTCCACAGCCCAATAAGTTTTGTTGTTGGGTTTATTCGCAGGTGATGTGTCGGCCATTTATGATCGTCCTTTAATTGCTAACTGCAACTTAAGAGATTCGAGTTCCTGTTTGGTGGTAATGATGGTCTCCCAAGTTTTGTTTATACGAGCATCGAACTGTTTGTGCATTTCGGACGCAGCCGCAGATAGTGCTGCTTCAGCAGCTTCATTATTTAGCGAGATTTTCTTATCCAATTCTTGCTGGCGCTGATCCAAGAACTTGTTGATTAGATAAAATGCTAGTATTGCTATTATCACTAGTGCTATGCTCAGTTCTATCATTATTTTCCTTTAGTTGTTCAGTGAGTTCTATCATCTCATCTAATAACTTGTCCATTTCAGCAATTAGTTCATCGTCTGTCATCCTTTGGCAACTTCCATTTTTATTTTGGCGTACATATCGTGTGCTTCTGCCATTGCTCGTTTCCCAAACATAGCCATTGTAACAGTAGGATAGTTGGGAGACATTTGCTCCACATCTACTACTTTACCTTTCTCAATCTTAACTGTTTCAATCCCGTACAACCCGTGGTTGCCTTTAAATATACGATGGAAGTATCCATCAATTGTCTTTGGTTCTGTCAACTTGTGCCTCCTCTGATAATTCTTGTAATTGATACTGTGTGATTAGATAGATAGCGTGATAATACGTTATCCAGTCTTGATACCACATCTCATCAATATCGGGTATCTCATCTATTTGCTGATTTGCAAATTCATATTCACTAAACAAAATCATAATACCTCCAAATTTGTCTCGGTTAAGAGACGTAAAACCTCAACCAGCTACCGTAGTACGTGAGATAAGCGAATAACGCCAATACATAAAACCGACCACGCTGCAACCCGCATGTATGCTGGCTCTGCGCGGTGGTGGTTAAAAATAACTCGAAATTTGTCAGAACTGGTCATTGCATTATCGCCTAAAACTAAGCCCTTTGCGGGGATTGAATATCTGTTGCAGTTCTCTCATATCTCCCACACCCGGTATGTTTCTAATATTAGGATCAATGAAGTGCGTAAATGGATCCACACCCATCAACATCGGTAGAGGATCCTGAACATCGTCAACGTTTCTAACTAGATATACCAATGCTGCTAAGTGATCGTAATGTCCATAGATTTTACTTTTAGCGAAACTATCTTTATCACCTTTCGCCCAATGTGCTGCCGCTGCGGATTTCATTGCGTATTCGGCTGCTGGTGCATAATATAATCTATCGTCGTATATCCAGTCTCGCACCTTTTGTACCATTTGTGACTTTAGCTTTTCTTTAGTGGTAGAAAAGAAGTTCAGCTTATGCACCACTATCATATCGTTCTGTATCAACACGTTGTTGCTATCACATATGTATTGAAGTTCTTTGCGATATGTAGGATCCGGCCATAACTGCATTACTTTCGATTTAATTTCGGTCGCGATCCTTCCGCTACTAATATCCTGACCAACTAAGGATAAGTGATCATCAACTATTAGTTTCTTAGTGCGATAGTTATAATGTGCGAATAGAGCTGCGGTTAAATCCTTGCCGCCCCAATCAACTACACAATACTTCTTCCAGTACTGATATAATGGATCCTCGCGCATAGATTGGTATTCATCCTTAGGTAGCAACACTCTGTGACAGTTTTCTAATGTAAGTTCTGGTAACACTTGCACACTGGATTCTGCTACACGCTGACATAGATACTCTCGACGAAACTTTGTTGAATCCCTACCTTTGCAGCGATTGATAATAGCTTCCAACTCTTGTGGAGTTACACTTAAATCATCCTCGATGGTAAACGTGGAGATTAGCCCTTGCTCTTCGTGATCACGTAAAATGTCTATGTAGTCGTGATCAACGTTCTCAGGCGGGGTTGATGCATAGATAACCTTACCACCAGTTGTCTTAAGCATAGGCTCGACAGTAGGTAGCACACCAGTCTCCAAGTCGGCCATAAAGCCTGCTTCATCTAATAAGATTAAATGTGCTGCACCACCTCTGAGATTAAGATAGTTTCGATTATCTGTACCAGCAAGTCTAATGCGAGAACCATTGCTGAATACTAATGCTGATCCATCGTGCTTGGGAACTAGATTGGTTGGACACGTTTTAAACATCACTCCAAATGTATTGCCCTCTATTATTTCATTTACTTGAGTTTTCAATGGTCCAACATATACTACAGTCTGTTTAGGATTGCGTAGGCATGTTTCAACAGCGATTAGAAACATTATGAATGACTTGCCGAACTGTCTCGCACAATCGATCACATAACTGTTATGCTGTGAGTCTAGACTGACCAGAATCTGGCGAATCTTGTGATAGATCGGTCTCTGGTGAGGTCTAAGTAGCCACTCGAGCAAACCACGACGCCAACGTTCGTTAATTACATCTTGTTTAGTTGCTTTGAGTTGAGTCATCTAAGTCTATCTGTAACAACTGTTCATCAGTAACGTTTTCTAACGGGCGTTGAGAAACGTTTAGATTGATCTCTTGCGTTTGTTCATCTTTATTGTAAATCTTATCGAGATAAAGTTTTGCAGATATTAAATCTTTGTTGAGAGCATCTTCCACTAGTGATGCCCTAATTTTACTTGCAATCTGTGATCTACCTTTTTCGAATGCGGCGAGATATTCGGGGTCATTGGTTATCGTTGTAGATAGATGCCCGAACATTGATGCAATGGTTTTTATTGCCAATCCGTGACTTGCAAGAATTTCGATAGCCTCGGGTGTAAACATCGCTCTCTTGGTAGGATGCTTAAGATGTTCACCAATCAAATGTAGGTTTCGTTTTACCGAATTAACATAATCTTCGTGATAGATTTCTAACTCTTGTTTTGTAGTTGGCATAAATTTCCTCGGATTGCTCAATTGAAGTTTACAATCCCATACCACGGCTCCAGTAGGAATTACCGCTTCATAGTATTTAGCTAAAAGAAAACGCCCCACACATTTCTGCATAGGGCGTAACAAGAATGAACGAATTTACTTTAGGAGCTAAAGTGTATGTCAACACACATTAACACTTTTATTTATGCTCTCTCATAAATCTGGGTCTTTATTTGATTCTATTATCTTATTAAGAAAATCTAAATAACTAGCATCTTTAGCCGATATCTTTTCTGTAGTAACCACGGGCACGGGTTCATATGGAACCATTCTAAGCAACTTATTTTTTGTTGCCCTTAACTGGTTGTAGTAAATTAAAACTCCATAACTTTGTGGTTGTTGGATTAATGCATCTAGTAATTTTATTAGCTGCTTTATCTCGGTCTCTGTTAATATTTTTGGTTGATCCATATGTTTCCTTTCATAATAGAGTAATTTAGTAATTAATCGTTCTACTATACTGCTGCTTTTTACTTTGTCTGTTTTATATATTCTTTTACTTTTACTTTTAGTATAAAAAATTAGTAATATCACCACTAAACCCGCATGTATGCTAGGTTTGAGCCCGGTTGCGATCCCTAATCTAGCCCTCAAAATTACCATAGGAATTCTCATTTTCGAGCATTCTGAGCCTTGCTCTTATCTTTTCTAGAGGTGTCATCTTACTAAAATCCGCAATTGGCCCATCAATCTTATAATCTTGCTCCTCTAAATCCGGGGTAATATCGACCGCACTTACACCTATATTATTAATAGTTGCATTTATCACACTAACTCCATTTAATTCTGCAACCACTGATGATCGAATAGCTGCTTTGTTAATAATTGGTGCTGTAATAACTGCTCCAATCTTATATTGAGATAAGTTAGCCTGCATCCTTTTCTCTACACCTAATGATTGAGTTCGCGCAAGCGCAGTCATTGCTCTTCCAAACTTATTATGATTCAACTGTGTATCCTTAGGCATAAACTTTCTAAACCATTTACCATAATATTCAAACAACTCAGTTGACTGCGTCCATTTGTTTCTTGGTAACACAGGATCCTCTAATAACCAAAACTCTACTGAATTCATGCTACCTTCCTGTATTTGAGTTTTAAAGATGTTGTTGTGTGCTCTTCCAATATACTGATAGTCTACATCTACACGTTCCAGATACCAACCAAATCCAGCAGCAACCTTTTCTGGTTCAGGAATAATCATCATAGACTGCAACACAGATGCATACTCCACCCATTGTGCATCATCGCTTGTCTTAATAAAATAGTTTCTACGATCACTCTTATCAATGTAAATTGGTTCCTCGTCATTAATTGTAAACAAGTAATTCCCAATATTGATAACATCGTTGGTTCCAATATTTCTTTGTGTAAAACTAGCTTCATGCTTAATAGTAGTGGTCTTAATCCAGTTACCCCAAAACTTTCCTCCAAACTTTTTGTCCGTCTTTGTGTCCAACTCATCAACCTCAACAAAACTTTTACCTATTAGGAAATCTGACCAGCCGCGCTCAATTTCCTTTTGATTAAACAACACAGATATATTTCTTCCAAGCAACACTCTTTGTATTTCTGCAACTGAACCTTTACCTAGTCCTTCTAATAAGCCACATAACCACACATTGGTTTGCAATTTCACACCGGGCTTTTGATATTGTGCTGCAAGCCACATTATCATAAACTTAAATTCATTATTAGTAAATTGTCCGGTTAATACTTGCTCCTCTAGCTTATCCATTTCTATATTTGAATCAGCATCAATCTCTACACCACTGCACAGTGAACGATATATCAATCGCAACATCAATCGACCCTTGCTTCTTTCATTAAAGTCGCTTACTAATCTCCTGTCACTCCAAATATTAAGTTGACGCAAACCTTTATAGTTAATAAACATAGGTCCGTAAGGAATACAAGTAATACCTTGGAAGTGTGGGCAGCTTCCAATATGAAATTCAGTGTATATAAGTTTTCCAGTTGCACCTGTTTGTGGAAGCTTAATCACTCCATCAAAAAAGATATTTAGAAATTCCTTATCAATTTTAAATGATCCAACTCTTTGATGTTGCCATAAATTAATTGCTTCCTTATGTGCTTCACTAGCATTATTTTTTACCATCCAAGAATTATCTAATCCAATACGCATCCAATATCTACCATTAATCATAATGCATCTTTCAGCAAACACTAATAATGAATCAAACAATGGTATTAAACTTTGACCACAATAAGATTGAGATCTAGTTTGTGGATTGCTCCATTGATGATCATCTAAGGTATATGTCGAATATAAACTTTGTTTTACGCCACAGCTAGGCAAAACTGCAGGTTTCTGCAGATAACTTAATGTATTTCCACTCATAGTAATTCTATCTCATAAAGTGCTGCAATTAGTTCAGTGTAACGCTCGACACCTAACACCCACGACTTCCATTCTCCGTTCTCATCCTTTTCATTAACTACACCATAAGTTTTAAAATCATTCATTAAGTTAAATGGGATATTACCTTTTAACATCATCCAATCTTTGTTTGTAGTACGGAGTTCATACAGTGGGTGTGATTCGGGTAGTTCACTTCTAAAGAAATACATGTTCTTAATCATATCCCACTTTGCTCCATTTTCTTTTGCTGATTCTTTTTCTGGCAACGGTATTCTTATGAAACATACTTCTCCTGCCTGTAACATATCCTTATACTTGTTCTTTAAATCACTTATACTCATTATTTTGTTTTCGTCCATAACTTCCTTTTATAAAAATGTCCTACCATTTGGATATCTATTCATCCACTTAACTAATGTTGCGTCTACCTCGTTCAATAATTTGTCATAATGCAAAACCCTCCAACGTTTCTTATACTCATATGAAATAAGAGGATGGCAAACAAGTGGATAATCTCTAAAGTACATAAACGCACGATAATACGGATCTATCCTCTTGCCACCGCCATCAGGCGGCTCCAACACCCATTTAGGATCAAAATCATCCTTTTCACTTTGTTCCCATAGATAATGTCCTACTAATATTAATTGGTCTAAAGTTAATATGGTTAGGTTATGTGGAAAGAACTCCCAGAAGTCACTTAATGAATACCACAATGCATTTGTAAGTGCAAGACTATTAAGAGTACAGCATCGGAAATTTCGATTACTATCCAACACATTATTAATTTCTGTTTCTAAATCAATAATTGGTGTGTATGAAATAATTTCGCCTGTTAAATCTAATGGAGGTAATATTAAATTATGGGTAGGTTGTTCATAGTGCCGAATAATATCTGGTCTAGGTGCAGGGTTCTCAACTATTATTTCTTCTCTATTTTCTGTTAACTTGTTAACAAAGTATTGTGATACATTTTTTGCAATATACATATTATATTATTCTCTTATTGTTTAATTTGTTTAACACTGCCCTAACAAGTTTTTCGTCTTTATACTTTGGTGCAACTGTGAAGTTTGCATCGCGTTGCTGTATAGCAAATATAAGCGATCCTATGCCTGGAGCACTAGCCGAAACGTAACTATCTGCAAGCCTATCATATTCACCACTTTCCTGTTCTGGATAGAAAGTCATCATTGCTGCTATACCACCTAAATGACCACAGTGGGTTATGCTTGACCAAGTAACATTACGCCACTCGTCGTAGCTCAGCACAGGGTAGAACTTCTTATACTCAGTAAGTACCTTGTTTAATTCTGCTAATTCAGGCGAACTAAACGCTGTTTGAGAGGTCACTGGTGTCAGTGTAGCGACCTTAGATGTTCTAGGTGTTTTTTTGCCGTTTTTCTCGATTAAAAATTCAAGTATTTCAATAGGACATTCCGCAGTAACATCATTACCGACCCATTGATATTCTTTTCCTGTATCTGGATGTATGCTTGGTGGCAAAACAGACTGTAGCCCGTTCCAACGAAACTCAATGCCCTCATTATCGGGTTTCTTAATACCGTTGTTGAACTTTACAGTTTTAATATAATTCCAAAGTTCTTTTGGTACAGTATAAGCATATTGCACTCGATTCTCTCTACCACTTGTCCAAGCTATTGTATTTGGCAAACTTATATGCATATTTTCTTCCCACCAGTTAAACGCCCAAAGGCCATCAAAGTCAATAGCAAGTATGCCACTGTGAATGCCGCTTAACAACCCATAGTTGTCTCCTGCCGGAATTTGATCGAGATCCAATGGTTTATTTTGCCAATCCTTTGGATAAGGAACTTTTGATCCTTGCTTAACTTTACAAAACTTCCAAGTTGAAATATCAGGTTTCATTTTTCTCCACTAACTCGGATTCCCAAATTGGCTCCTCATTGTAAATAAAAGGCTCATCCCAATCAGCGCACCATCTTGCATTTTCTTTTAACACATAAAATGTAAACCCGTCATCTCTACATTCTAATCTAAAATCTGTATCTTGGTAAACTCTCATTTCTTTAATTTCCTTTTAAGTTCTTCCTTTAGCTTAGCAGTTTCTTTACTTTTATTATTTTTCTGATCTTCCCATATTTTAGGAAAATATTTTGCAAGAAAATTCCCTTTAATAACTGCTACTAATCTTTCTTGTTCGTCCATTTTGCTCCCTTTATATTTTATTGTAAGCTTATTTATAGAAGTTAGCAAGTTTCATTAGCTTTTCCTGTAACTTATGTATATAATACATAAAAAGTATAAATAGTGTATGGACAACTTTAACGAAATAATTGCACCACTTCTTGATAAAAAGTCTCGCATCCGAAACATTAATATCAAAGAACCAAATAAAAGAATCTATAAAAAGAATAGAGGTAATGCAAAACCAGTTATAACTCCACTAGGTAGGTTTGAAACTTGTCAGGATGCTGCCACGGCACACGGTTGCAGTAAAAGTGCAATGTCAGCGAAACTACTTAGAAAAACACCAGGGTATGAATACGATGTTGAACTTTAACAAACCAAAGAAAGAAACTTTAATGTATGGGCTTCGACCTTGTGCTAAAAATCACACTGATATGCAAGGTAGAGTAGTGAGGCGCAAGTCGGGTTCATGCTGGGCTTGCAGTTGCGGATTACCCGATGGTAAATTTAATTACGACTTCGGTGATTTACCAATGCAAGAATACAAGTATAAGAATAAACATTGGACTGCAGAGGATAAGCGCAAAGCCCGTGTTGAGGCCCAAATGCGTTGGAACGAGAGAAACCCAGAAAAGATGGAAAAATATCGAAAGAAGTATGAGAGCAGAGATGATATAAGAGAAAAACGTTCTAAATCTTCTTCTGAATATTATCAAAAACACAAACAGGAATGCATTGAGAAACGTAAAATCTATTATGAAAAAAACAAGGAATATGTTTTAGCACAATGCAAGGCACGTTATGAAAGGAATAGAGATGAACACAAAAGGCAGAAAGCAGAAAGGGAGAGGACTAGTTCTGGAAGTGAAAGCATGGATTCTTAATCTCTTCCCTGAATTTAGCGATCATGATGTGATAGTTCCAGCAACCAGTGCTGCTGGCGAGGACTTGCAATTAAGCCCAGAACTGCGTAAACTGTTTGATTATAGCATCGAGTGTAAGAGAACCGAGGGGCTTGCTAAGGATTATGCATTTATGGAGCAAGCAACGAAAAATGCCGGCACTCACACTCCAATCGTAATCATGCGTAGTAACAACAAAGAGGCGTTAGTGATGATGAAATTAACAGATTTTAGTAAGTTGGTAGGTATATGAGCAGTTATCAAAATATGAGTCAGGCTGCACTTGGCCAATTAAGTGGTCTCGGTGCCCACTTACAAATGAACCCACTCGAGGGTGTTAATATACGAAACTTATCAATGAAAGATATCGAAACTATGTTATTGTTATTAACACAAGAATATGATAGGAGAACAATGGATACTCCATTACAAGGGCCAACCAGACGCCAACTTCAAACAGATGAAACTCTCAAAAATGCTTGGGAGCAATATGAAATTATAGCTAAACTAAAAGGGAAATAAAATGATTGACGACGTAAAACCAGATGCAGTAACATTCAACTCAGGAGACCTAATTGCCATTCAAAACTTAATTGAGTTAGCAAGTCGTAGAGGCGCATTTGCTGCAAGTGAATCTAGTATGGTTGGACAGATATATGACAAGCTAAAAGCTTTTAACGACTATGTAGCAAAGGCAGCAGCTGATGCTGAAGCCGAAAAGGCAAGTGATGAAGTGGCTTAATATATTTTGGGTAAAGCCTAAGTATCCAGCACAAACACTAAGCGATAAGCAGGTTGAGATATTAGATTATATCGATCATACATTAGTTGAGCTGCATAAGGATCAACCAGTAATAGGTGAAATGAAAATCAAACTAACTGGTGTGCCTTATATGAAAACTATGCTACCTACTGATGCTATTACTAAGCGCATTGGGTTAGAACCAGGTAATGCGTATATCCCGCGGAGCGTGGCCCTTGTTATTGATTCAGAGGGGAATTGGACTTTTTTCTACGCCGTACGTGAAGTAGTAGGTAGTGATGACATTACCAATAGACTTTTTATTGATTGCTTGAATAGAACTAATAATGCAAGGTAAGACTACCAATGATCGGTAGTCATGTATTCTCTGCACTTACGATTTAATACTTCTTGATCGGTTTCTATTGTTAGTGTTGGGAGTACAGTAACTTGTTCGATTACTGTAACTTCGACTTTTTCGTCCGTGTCATTGTAAAATAAACCAAACAATACTACACCTAATAAAAATAACGCTAGTAACATCACCGGATCCATAACGTAACTCCTTGTTGTATATTTATTATAGCATATTTATACAGGTCACGCAAGTATTATCGAGTGTCTTGCCATTCGGAGAACTTTTTATAACCGTGCTTTTGCGCTATAGCATCTAATACTTTAGGTCTTAATCCGTTTTTGTTCAATTCTGCAAACAAATCATTACCTGCAAGTTTCGAATCTTTATTAGATCTCATTGGTCCATTGGTCACTGCCTCAGCATCTGCTACCTCTTGAGCTCGGTGAGCGGCTTGTTTAGCTGCTAATTTTTCATTATGCTCATTCAATATTGCACGTTTATTTTTAAGTATATCTTGTATAATTGGGGAACTTTCAACTTCAGCCGGCGACTTAAATGTTTCACCTAGTATATCATTGAGATCGTGCTTTTTCTTAAGTCTGGCCTCTACCCCAGGAATCTTAAACAGTCTCGAATGGTACGCATCGTCTATTTGACTATAGATATCCGACCCAGATGTTGCCCTAGTTTTTGCTTCCGGTCTTAATATTTTTTCAACTGCTGCATTAACATCTACCCTTCTTTGAAATTCTTTTTGTAGATCTTCGGGAGTCCATCCAGTTTTAGCAATTCTTGCTAGTTGGCTTTCAGATAATTCAGCTATATCGCTAGACTCATAAGGGAAAGCCCATTCCCCTATTTCATCTTGCGCTTTCTTAAAATTAGGTTGTACTCTACGCATCACCCTAAATATTTCATCATCAGGTATATCATCGGCCGGAGATGTCGGGGCTCCCTCCATTTTCATAACACCGCGAGGCCCACCAGATTGGCCAGAACTTACATCTGGTGAAAGTGCTTTCTTTATTATTGGAAATTGTACTGGAGGAACTGTTACCTCATTCACTTGTTCAGCGACTCTATTGGGTTGTATGCGTTTAAAATACTCATCTAATTCATCCATTGATGATCCATCTGTACTAACAGGACTTTCGGGATTAGTTTTTGCTCTTCCTTGTGGAGTGCTAGTTTGTTCCATTGCTTGCTTTCTGGCTTGATCTGGAGGAACACCGGGTGTTGCAGTTGGCCCCTTAGCTGCTGGAGGAATACCTTTAGGATATTCTGCTCCATGCAATAATTCATCCATTGTTTTAAACATTGGTCTAGTTTCACCCTGTGTTACCATATTACCGACTTGATTAAAACTCTTTTGAATTATTGGAATACCTTTAGTAACCACATCTTTAGCTGCGCCAATTCCGACCCTTGCGCCTAATCCAACACCTGCACCATAGAGTCCATATAAACCTCTATCAGCAGCAGCAGATAACGGATCTGGACTCCATGGGATTTTATCACTCTCAAATGGTCCAAACTCACGAGATGCCATGCCTGCTAATGCTCCAGCAGCAGGTAATGATATCGACTTACCTATTATATCACCTACTGATGGAGTTGCTGCTGGAATATTACCTCTTAATGCTTCTGCTGTAGCATCCTGACCGCCTCTTGCGGCACTAGGAAATGCTTTGCCTGCAACATATTTTACTACAGGGCTAATAACTCGGTCAACTACCGGGCCTGCAGCACCTACCGCAGTAGTAAGTCCTGCACTCTCAACAGCTTTTCTTGCCCATTCCGGATCAGATGTATCAACATTACCAGCAGCACCTATTGTTCCAAGTTTAGCAGCAGTACCTGCACCACCAATCATTTGACCAAGCAATTTTGGTCCACCCATAATCGCGCCACGAGCCATTGATAAGCCTTGCGGAATAGAACCAACAACTTGCCCAGCAATTGCAGTTTTAGGATTAGCTGCAAACGATGCTTCTTGCGCCTTTCTTTCATCTTGCAATAATTGTCCAATTTTGCCAAACTCTGTATTCCAACCTAATTTAGGTATTGGCATATCTGTACCTGGTATTTTAATACTACTTGGTTCTAGTTGTACCGGAGATAATCCCCTAATTAAGGCTTGCGCCTCATCACCAAAACCAAATGTAGCACCCTGCGTTGCACCACGTAAGAAAGTTTCACCCTTACTTGCTTCAGTCTGACTTACTGGCGGAGTTACTTCAAACTCCTTCCATTTGTCAATGGGTGCAACCTCAAATTCGGACCATTTATCAGCCATAATTAAAACCTCTTAAATCCGTCCGCTTCAGCTTCTTTTACTCTGTCTGCAGGGACTGCAATAGTTCTATTACCTTGTCTCATCATTACCTTACCAGCGTTTTGATCAATAGGCTTAGTAGATGGCATCGGCGCCTCAATATTTGAACGTCCAGGAATAGCGCCGGCATCCTGTGATCTTAATGTTCTTTGTGCTATTGATTTATCGAGACCGGCTTTCTCTTCAATTAGATCTAACATACGTTGAATTTGAGGGCCAGTCATACTAGCTATTAGTCCGCCAGTAAATCCACCCCTACTAATTGCTGCCGCTGTGTTCGAATCTACACCACTTTGTAATACACCTGGATATGCTGCATTAGCTGCATTCAACATATTAACAAGTTCTTGTTGACTATTACCTGGTAACCATTTAGCAACTGCTTCAGTAAGTTTACCCGGATCAGTTTTATCCATAATAGAACGAATACGTCTAATATCTGGCGCAACGTTAGCCTCAAACACCTTTGATCTTTGACTTGCTGCTGCTGCTTCTGTAGCTTCAGTTTCTGCACCCCTAACAGTACGCGGATCAGGTGGAATATTTACTCTACCTCCAGCTGCACTAATAGTACCAAAGTTCTTCCATCTATCGGCTAATGGACCACTAAGTTGTAATGGAGTTGGTGGTGCCACTTGTGATGTATCAGATGGAATACCTGCTCTTAAACTTTGTGTAGTAGCACTAGCTGCCTGTTGAACTTTTGGATTTTGCATACCTCTTTGTACTGCTGCTGCAACTTCTGGATTTAATCCTGCTGCTTTAATTTGTTCTGGTGTAGGTCCAGTAGGAGCTGCTCCTGGAGTAGCTGGACTTGGTGTAGATTGTGTACCTGGCCTCATTGTCATACCAGGCTGAGTTCCACCTTTTACCATTTCATTTCTAACTGCTACATCAATATCTGCACCAGCTTCTGCTGTTCTACCAGAACTAATTTCTTTCCACATCTTAACTAGATTTGGTTCAGCAATTGGTGCTAAGTCAAAGAAGTTCATTTTATCAAATTGTGCTAAAGTAGCTTTATCTGGAAACTGGTTATTATTTACAGCCTGCCATTGTCTAATAGCACTTGCTCTTGCAAACTGAGATATAGCACTAGATGGATCTTCCATTCTCCTTTTAGCCTGCAGCTCTATCTGTTTACCTTCAATTTCTTGAGATTTTGCTTTTTGTGTACCTTCATATACACCAGATTGCTGAGCCCTATCTTGAGTTTCTTTAGCTAATGCACTACCTTTAGTTCCTGCTTCTTGTTTCTTAGCCAAATCACCAAATGTTCTTTCCTGATTTAATTTATCAATTGCTTCCCAGTGCTTTCTATTTTGTTCTACAGAATCTGCTCTACCACCGGCTGCTAAGTAATTGCCTACATTACGCATATCAAGAGTTTCATCACGAACTCTATCATATTCTTTTCTTGCTCTGGCAATCTGTTCTGGATCAAATTGATTTAACCACTCTGCTTCTGGATTCGCAGGATTCCTCTTCATCATATCAGTGCCAGCTAATGGATTTTTTAGCTGAGTATTAAGTTGGGCAAATTGAGCAGCAGGAACTTCAGCAGATGGTTGTGCCTGCTGACCCTGTGTTGCTTCCCTAATAGCTTTTACTGTTTGAGCAGTTTGAGCACCAAGCTGAACTGGGTCCATCTTCTCGATTTTTGGGTCTTTTAGAATTGCTTGATTATACAGCTGTATAATCTTACTATCTTCCAAACCCGGCAATTCGAGTTTTAATCCTTCAGCAAACGCTGCTGGAGGCATTTTTAATTCTGCCATTTAGTTCCCCTCCATACGCTTAATGCGATCATGCTGATTTGCTAGAATAGCTAACACATTTGATAACATTTCTGGCTTCTGTATCATTTTACCAGCTGGTGTATCTACTACACTATTTGGCATTCCTTTTTCAGCATCTTGAGCCATTACTCCTGCTTGCTGCTGATTACCATTTCCCTTGTAGCGATATTTATAACCAGTTAGTCTAGCCATCATATCATCAACTTCTGTATCAGATAATGCCTTCTTATCTGTCTTTAAATCTTCATCACTAAACAGCTTACCTGCAATACCACCGATAACAGTTCCAATACCCGGCATAATAGCAGTTCCGATTGCAGCACCTGTACTAGAGTAATCTGTTTTGCCCTTCTTAGCTGCAGGCTGTTCTGCACCAGCAGCAGCTGCTCCAGCAGCCTTACTTTGCTCTAACTGAGCAGTTCCCATATCACCAAGTATCTTACCACCATAAATGCCAGTTTGTGTCTGTTGCTTAGTTTTCTCTAATTGATTAGCAAATTGCTGTTGTTGAGTAGTTAATGGCATTTTAAGCTGTTCATTCTGAATACCAGTATTTCTTGCAGCAATTTCATTAGCAGTATTGAAGTTAGCCAGATTAGCTTGTTGCTGCATAGTAGCATTCTGCAGATTAGTGGCTTGTCTAGCTTGTGCATTAAACTGATTAACTAGGTCTTGTGCTTGTGCTTTTTGAGCATCTTGACTAAACATTTGCTGATTTAAAGCAGTATTACCAGATAACCCAGCTTGCATTGCCTGGAGTGCTCTAGCCTGTGCTGCTTGAGCCATCCCAGCACCTGCCATAGCATTTGCATTTGCACCACCCTGAACACCAGCTAGTCTAGCTGCTAATTCTGCTCCAGTTCCAGCATTACCTTGCATCTGAAGTTGCTGTAATTGAGCTGCTCTATTTTGGGCTGTATTAGCATTTTGCTGATTCATAAACTGAGCAAATGCAGCTCTATCAGCTTCGGTCATTCCTCTATTTGCAGCAATATCCCCTAGTTGCCCTAATGCTGTTCTTGCACCAAGTAAGCTTGCTTGGTCAGAGCGAACATTCTGCATATTACTAGCTTCTTGTAAAGCAGCTTGTGCCTCTGCAGGGGTCATTAATCCTTGCTGAACTTGAAGTTTTAGATGTGGAATTAAGGACATTAAATCTGGTGTCTTTAATGCATTAGCAGCACCAATTGCACCTTCTACTGATTCATATCCCTTCTTAAGTAATCCACCAGATTGTAAGTTATTAAGCCACGGAGATGCTAACGAACCGAGAACTGGCAATAATGGTTTTAAAATATTACCAGCAGCATCTAGCCAGTTCCCTGCAGAATCTTTAGCTACTGCCCCAGCAGGAGCATCTGTAGAACCTATTGGATTACCATTTGAATCTGTAGTAATAGTCGAACCATCATCAAAGGTTTGTGTATTAGAGCCTGTATCTTGTAATGGCGGTAAAGCATTACCACTAGTATCAGTTGGATACGGGTCCATTGAGCCATCTGTTGGCCAATCATCTTCCCATGCCATATTAATTATCTCCCTTTGGTTTAGCCATTATCTTATCAAATATGGCTGCTTTCATCATAGCTAATATAATCCTGGGGTCTTTGCTAAATTGTGCAATCTCTGCATCTTTGAATCCATTTGAGACTGCATAATCACGCAATGCTTTTCTATGACCAGCAGCTTTCTGTGGATCATCCCAACTTGGTAATAATTCTTGCATTGATTTCATTTTTGATCCTTATAAAGTTTCTTCCAAGTTTTTCTTGCATAGTCTGTAGAAACTAGCGCTCCTGTACCTAGATATATTCCTGCCCATATAATACTATTAGGAATTGACAATAAACTAAACTTCTTACCCATTACCAAATTAGTTCCATTATCGAATGACCACTTAGCATACTTAGCAAACCAACCCTTTTTACGTATCTGTGGAACAATAAACTTAGAACTGATAACCTGGTAGCCTCTACGGAAGCATTCACCAATCTTAGTTCCATGTAATGTTTTCTCACACCAATCAACAATATTAGCTTTATTATCTGCTTGCCAACTGCCATTAGAAACAAGTGCTGTTGCTATTACGCAACCACCTCCACCTCCACCTCCGCCAGCCCCACTACCCTCGCTTGCATTCTCGCCACCCGCTGCTGCTGCAGCTGCGTTATCTCCAGAGGTGGCACCTACGCCTCCGACACCACCAGCAGAACCTGGCCCTGCTGTTCCTATACCACCACTGGCAGCAGAACCAGTCCCTGGTCCTGCATCTGTTGACTGGCCACCAGAATATATAGGAGCCGGTGGTGGAGGCGGTGGAGCAGCAGCTGCAGCGGCTGCAGCTGCTGCAGCTGCTGCTGCTTGCTGATCTGCAGCAGCTTTAGCACCTTGTAAAGAACCTAATGCTTGTCCTAGATTGTAAGTTCCATATGCACCCTTCTGACCAGTTTGTAAGAAGTTATTATTTTGCTGCAATAACTGGGCTAGTGCCGATAAGTCTAGTTTTTGTTCTTCACTTGCTACATCAGCTGTTCCTAGTCTATCAGGAGTGCTACCAGATAGATATTGAGATAAATCTACTGGAGCACCACCACTACGCATAACTGATCTTTGTTCATTATATAATGCATTAATATTTTCAGGAGTAAGTCCAACATTCTGCAACTCTGTTGGATCAATATTTGGAGCACTAAGTGGTGATAGATATCCACTTTGAACTAGATTACTAATCATTTTTGCACCACCTACTCCACCAGTTGCACTTGGTTTCATTAGTGTTTCTGCTAATCCTGGTCCTTCAGGTATATTAGCTAATCCTGCCAGATATTGTTTTAATGGAGAATCTCTATCTGTAGCATTTACTTCGGCTTGTCTTGTAGCTAGAGCCTGATTGATTTGATCTTGTAAACTTACATTACCTTCTGTCAATCTCTGAAGTGCCTGTTGTTTAGTAGCAGCACTGGTTCTTTGTGCTCCTTCCACATTACCTTGCAATTCACCCGCCTTAGTAAGATAATTTTGCTCTAGTGGTTTAACTGCTTCTGCCGCACCCTGGACTTGTTGTAACGCTGGTTGTGTATTTTGTAATAAGAATTGATTCAGATTCATACCACCAGTAGTTGCTTGCGCTCCGCCAGGGGTTGCCAATGTGCTTCTAAGCAATTGTGTTCTACCACCAGCACTACCAGCAAGCAATTCTTTCTGTTTTGCTGCCGCAATGTCCTTTTCTGCTGCGGTAGCCTCCTCACTACCCAAGAACTGGTTTGGACCGCCATATTGACCAACAAGTTGTTTCTGTAAGTCTGCATTATCCAAATAACTACTTGCATCTTGTGCGGCAGCACCGACCAGTTCAGGGTTGTATATAGTAGTGCCTTGCCCAACTCTAGTATTAAATCCTTGTGCGGCAGTATTAATTCCAGTCTCAGCTTGTTGTCTTGTTTGATTGATATCACCAGCAAGTTTAGTACCAAGATTTTCAGCACCCATTTTATTTGCAGTTAGATAACGTCTTAAGTTAGTAAAACCACCAGCACCGGGCTTCTGGGCATTCGGAGTGAATACACCACCTGTTTGTTCAGTACCAGATGCACCACCTGCAGGCGCAGTAATAAAGGGAGATGCACTTGGTGCTTTTTCAACCTCATCTGGAGTATTTTGTCTTACGTATGCCATAGTTCCCCTTATACCACGAAAAATGTTACATTATATCTTACACCAACAGCCAACCCTGCTATATAAACAATATTCACCCTAAATGGTGAAGTATTGATGTTTAAGTTCCAACTTGTAAGTGCGAATGGAGTTAGTATCTTTTCATTATCAACTCTATTTAGATTACCGATTATTACATTCTTTGGTTGGCCGCCACCGTTGTATGAAAATACTATTGGAGTAAATCCACCAGTAGCGTAATCAGTTAATGTTGTAAATGAAGTAGAATATACTGCACCTTGTACGTTCTCACCAACAGTTAGGTTTTTATTTAACGAGGTCACAGTCGTCTCACAAAATAAGTTGAGAGGTGTAATAATTTGCTCAATCCAGTCCGGGGCATCAGGTACATCCTGTAATGAAAAGCGTCTGAATACCGGTAATGCCATTATTTTTGCCTCGAACTTGTTTGTTTAAAGAATATCTCCGTACCTGACCAACCAAATGCTGTAAATGCTTCTGCATTGGATAGATTTATATACAACCAACCTGCTCTCTGTACCGCTTGTGGAACATATCTACGAATCTTACCTTGTCCTGTTAAAGTACCACCCCAAGGTGTTGTTCCCCACGGGTCTATACCCCAACCACCACGATGTGTTGGGATAAGAATATCTGTAATAGGTAATCCAGCTGTGTTGCTTGATATTTTTGCAGTTAGTTTAGTGAATCCTTGTTCTGTAAACATATACACCATTTCACTGAATTGCTTGTTCATACCTGGGTTTTCACAATCAATTTGTATTGTTTCGACTGTTGATGTAATAGGAACATAGATTATCACTTCCCCTGCTTCCCAGTGCTGAACAGCATCGGTTAATATCGTAGTTGTGGTTGGACCAGGTACTGCACTCACAACTCTAGCTATCGCCTCATTACCACCTTGCGTTATGGTCCAACCAGGTAGAATTGCAACGCCAATCGGTAACGGCGGATTATCAATAATGATAGTAGCTGTGTTACCAGTCACGGTATTATTAACATTATATTGACTATCAGCGTAATCTGTGATTGTGAATGACTTTCTCTCCTGATAAACGTAACTGTCTCCAGCCACTGGAGCACTATCACGACTACCTAAATACATTTTACCATCTTTCTTGAATATAATACCACAAGATCCAGCTAGTGTCCAACGTGTCCATACTTCTGTTAAGTGATTATAGACATATTCTTGAGTGGCTTGCTGATCATCATCGACTAATGGCATAAACAGAATGTATTTGCGTGCTGATTGATAAGCGATACCCCACGCAACTGATGTTAAATTGGGAAATAATACTGGACTTGTATTTTCAATAATAGTTTTATCCAATACGAACGACATAATTTGAGCATCAGAATCAGAAAGTGCCACGACACCCTGATCGCTTAAGAAGTATACCTTATTATCCAGTTCTGCCGCAGTATTGTCCGCCAAGATACGCACATTGTAGTCAATTGGGGTGATAGTGAAAGGTGGCGCAGCATTACTAATACGGAATACTCCGTCGTCCTTCATTACCATTATACCATCTCTAAGTGGCACGATCCTACGGATTACAGCATTTGCGCTACCTACTTCGATATAATTTACAATTGGGACAGCCTCTGGTTGATTAAACTTACTGTAATAGATTCGGTTTGGTCGAGAATCATTAATACTGGTAACCGGCATTGTCTGTTCCCAACTACTTGCATCATTAACTGTAATTGCAAACGGAGCAGCAGTGAGTGAATATCTATCGAAACGTAACTTACCCGGTAACTCTCCCGGAGTTGATGTGTAGTATGCATCTAAGAAGTCATTACCAACATAACCATTTGCTACATATGCAAGATTAGATGCTGTAACCTGAATATCTAAACCCGGATTGCCAGTATCACTTACTTGAAATAAACCAAGTGTAAAGTCGTTTGCACCAGCTGTTGCTGTTAATACGAATGTTGTACCAGCAGCAACTGGTGTAAAAGTAATAGTATCACCCGGAATAAGTGCATCCTCTCCATTGCTTGCACCTGCGCTGATAAGAGTTACACTTGCGTTGTGAATTGTTCTTGTATTTGCATAGAAAGTATATTGCTTGAATGTGCAAATATCTGTACACCAAGGCGGGCGATAATTGCTTTGTAGAATACCATCTTGCCCTTGGTTGGTGTATAATGCTGCACCAATCTTTAATACATCGGGAACGATATCCTCGATTACGATCTGTCCGCCAACTAGTGGAATGTAATTACTGACCAAGTCCTCATATACAAGGGCCATCTCATCATCGGGCTCAGTGTTCAAGTCGGGGCTTGCATTACTTCTATAGACTTGAAAGAAAAAGTCTGCAGGGAATTCTTCTACTTCTTGCGGCACCTGAAAAGTCACTTCAGCATTCGCACTGGCAGCTCCTGTATTACTTAAACTGATACGACTAGATGGGGCGCCAAGCACAAGTTGTTGATTGAAATCTTTATAACCGAATACAATCCTATATGCGACATTAGTATTTGGTTCGAGGAAGCCAGATGCACCAACAGTAATAGCTGTGCCTGATAATCCCGGAGGAGCCCCTGCTAGTCTTGGTTGGCCTGTAATTCGATCTAATCTATAAGTACCTTCACTTGTAATAAAGTAGAAGTTCTTGTTTGTTTCCAACCCACGCACTCTACTTGCTGGATTGAGAGGTTCTGGAACATAATATTTTCTTGCAACAGCTCTAAACACATCATCTGCATATGGAACCCATACACCGTCATCTAATACATCTGCATATAGGTTATTATCTGTGCCGTGTAATAGTTTTACGCTATTGAACTGGAACATATTACTTGCACCAGATGCAACTAATGTACTGAAGCTATTATCGAAGCCGCGACGAGTTGCAACCACCGATGGTCTATCAATAACAACATTATCAGCAATAGTTAACGCTCCTTTTGGAGCGTTATTACCAAAGGTACTTGGGTTGAGGTATAACCCTTTCACCTCTAGTAATAAGCTTGCCGGCATTGATTGTTGAGCCATTATCTTCTACCTATAATATTTTGTACACGACTTGCTTTAAATGCACTATTGGTTGGCAATATCTTGATAGGCTTACCAATCACACGTGGAGCTATTTGCACCAATGCCATTTGCATCATACTCACAAATGTTTTATTTGCAACTTGCTGCCCTTCCCTATCACCAGCTGATTCTAATACCATCTCTGCTGCTTTTTGTATTAGCACTGGTAATAGTTCTTTTGGTACATTCTGTGCATATACTGAAAAGCCTGTTGGTGAAACCCAATCACCAACACTAACATTAGCACCCATACCTACCGGAAGTGTAATAATGTTACCAGCAATACCCGATAGTGTTACATCACTCATTGGAGCATAACTTGTGTAAACGGTAGTCGGAACTGTAGGGTCTTGCACATAATCGTGAGGTGCCTTACCAGATATAACATTTACGTGAGTCATACCACCAAACCAATCAGGTTGGATCTTGTCTAATGTAAGCACATCACCATTCTTGGATATAACTCTGCCTGCTTCGCTTGTTAAGCATAGATCGGCTGGTGCTCTTTGATATGTAATACGAATTATTTTGTTTGATGCTAAGCCGTACGGGAATATCTGTAATTGATTGCCTTGTAGGAAGAATCCACCAATCGCTGATGTTTGATTGTTGTAACTCATACTCCAATTTACATTACCAAAGTTCTGTGATGCCGCTTGTGATGGAGTTAAACGTGGAAGATTATAGAAACTACCATCATTGCCGACCAAGTACACATCTCTAAGTCGTAAACCAGTTGATTCACCTGGAACCATTATTACATTACCAACATTTACAGGTGGATTGCCATATGGAAAGCTTGGTTGTTCAGGCATTTCAGTATCCATTGTTACAACGAAGTGCTCCTCGAGAGTAGCTTCGATACCCGGAACTATGAAACCCTTTAAACCTTGATCCAAGAACTCCAGCAAAACTCGTTCAGAGTATGCCACACCGGAGTCCGGAATGGTCTCACGCCTTTTTACGGACTCAATTAGTCCTGCTGTTGTTGTATCCATACTACTCCTTACTTACGGGTGAAGTAATGCTTTGGTGACATTTTTCTTTTAGCTAAGTCGTTGTCATCGAAATCATCATCGTCGCAATCTTCAGCATCAAAGCTGTTTATGCCGTCGTCTTCGAATTCAATTCCATCATTCTCTTCAGATGCTCTTTTAAGCACATCTTTAAGATTTCCTTTACCCATTGGGGGTTTATCTGACATGACTTCGATAGAAACCATTTTGGGTTTTAGCCTTTTACCATGTTCGCCTGACATAAATTGTTCTAACATCTCAAGAACTTTGCTTTTCATTGCAGTTGATTTATCCATATTATTTCTCCACGTTAATATTTAGTTGTTTATAAAATTAGCATTCCAATGGGTTGATCGCTCTGAGTAGTTGTTACCAGTATTGGATTTGCTGTGTTAGTATATTGGGGCCCTCTTGTAATGAAATGCTTACCATGCATATCAATATTACTTGGATGAGTATGCCAAGAAAATCCATTGTCATATGATATGTATAGAACGCCAGGAGTCAAATTCGAACTTGTAACAAAAACAGTACCATCAGTTATTATCGATACCGCTCCCGGAACAGTTGATATATGAGTCCAAGTTTCACCGGTTGAGCTTGACCAAACTTGTCCGACCGGTGCTCCACTTGCGGTAAGTGCAAGATATACTTCACTATTACTAGTTGCTCCATCTGCTCCACTAACTGTTGCGAAAGGAAACCCAATTATTGGTTGCCAATTTAATCCATCAATACTCCAGACAGCGTCTGCATCATGTGGTGGAGTTGGGCTAGATGGGCCCGGCATCGTAAATGAAATCCCGTTGGTATATATGTTCGATGGAAACTTATGTGTAGTAAAATTAGTCCAGTTTGTTCCATCAGTACTATAAAGCCAGCCAGCATTGTGACCAATTACAAATACAGATCCATTGAATGCAGGTTGAGCCCCTATTATTTCTAACGGAAAGTTTCTTACTGTCCAGTTAATACCATCGGGGCTTGTCATATATTCATCAAATGCAACCGAGGCACTAACATTATCACCGGCTATTACAAATAACCCATTACCATACATTATGTGTTGCCAAATCAAATTAGGTACCACAGGTAGATTTACTTGATTCCACGTAAAACCATCATCACTCCAAGTTCCTGTATATGTATTGTCAGGGGCGATAGTTCTAAGTAAAACATATCTCGATGGCGTACCAACACCCCAAAACCAACCAGCGCCTGGACCAGGGGCAGGTCCTGTTGTAGGTAGTATCTTAGTCGAAATATTTCGTGCCCCTAACATATGTCTTGCTGATGGTAACATTACATGTATCCTTGTACTGGTGTGCCAACCCAGTTTATGCCGCCATCAAATGTAGTTAATACATAACAATCAACTACATTGAATGTGGTTGTCATAATTGGTACAATGCTGTACTTCCACTTAATACCACTAAACCAAGTAACTGTGTATGAATTAGCGGGAGCTTGAGTAATATAATATGTGATAGTATATGCAACTCCATCAGGTACACTTGCTGGTACTGGAATAGTTGTATTAAATAACAATGTGAATACACATACATTATACTGATTAGCATTGACTGCGAAATCGGTTGTGAAATCCTCTGTTAGTCCACCGCCCCCACCCCCGCCACCAGCACCCCATATCAATCCTGTGGCGGTTGAGTCATCAGCTGTTAATACTTGCCCATTTAGCCCAACTGGTAATCTCTCATTATCGAAACTAAATGTGTAAATATCACCTTTGGTAGTTAGTGGGCTTTGTGTGCCGCCACTAATCTCTTTCTCACCAAACCATAATAAACCTTCATCATCCACAAACAACGGAATATCAGCTGTATCATCAAAATTTCTCCAAGCAATAAACTCGTCATTGGTTAGTCTAACTACTCCAGTATGTGCTGCTGGTTCTAAACCACTTCTAAACCAAGGACTAGCCAAACCATAGT